GTAGAATTTTCCGGTTGCATCCCGACTGCCACGCATAAACAGCCCCGGCAGGCCCTTGTCGCCAACCATTAAATTCCCATTGATGGCCTCTGCGAGTTTCTGCTCAGCGGTCAGATCGGTCAGCGTGACCTCGATAACGGCATCCTCACACAGCAGGCCAATGGCTGTCTGGATGTAAATCAGGGCCTTGCCGTTGCTCTCGTTCCAGCTAAACTCTGCACTGTAATCGCCCGGAATAGCAGGTAGCTGATTCCCGGTGTACATGTTCCCGCCGTTGTCGGCGCGGACAAACACGCGGAGGACACCGCTATCGTCGGTTCTTGTCAGGCTTCCTGACAACAGCCGATAGCGCAGTCTGTAACTATGTCCCGGCACCAGATCAACATTTCCGGGGATAGCCGCGAGTGCCGTAGAATTTGTGGGTCTGACCAGACCACCCGAAATAACATAAAGTCCGTTGTTCGCGGCCTGCGCCCCGTTGGGCGAGGTGAATGTCAACAGATTCCCATGCTGCTCCACGCTGGGGATGCTAGAAAATGGGCCGACACTGGCATCAGCGCCATAAAACTGCACCTCGCCCGTGCCGATTGTCAGGGCGCTCTTTAAGTCAACAACGTCATTTTGCAAATTTTCAATATCTTCGTCATAATCTCCGCCAACTTCCTGCCAACTTGTTGTACCATCTGCATTGGTAACCAGTCCATACCCGGCAGTACCAAGGTCTTTATTTCCCTCGCTGGTGGGCCACGGCAATTTCATATCGAGAGCATCGCCAGTAGCTTTACCCTGCGCAGGAAGGCTTTCACTAGTGAGTGTATCATCAGTCCTCATATTAAGCCTAGAGCATTTTGCAGACAGAGGGATAGTAGAATCTTGCATAATAAGCACGGCATTAATAGGGAATGTGTCACCCGTAATAGGAATATTTACGCTGCGATTCCTAACAATCTTAAAATTGCTACCAGTAGGATGTTCGGCGTCGGCATCCCAACCCTCTGGGTATACACTTTTAATCTCGTAGTACGGATTTCCAGAAGTGTCCTCGGTAATATTACAAAGAGCAAACGCAGGAATGTACTGAGAGCTAGAGTAAGCAGAAGCAACACCAGATATAATTACAGTCTCTCCCTCGCTAACATTTGCGACAATCATAGTTTTAGCAGGAGCACCGGCATGTACAGAAGGATTAGCGCCATCTGCAATGTCAGCGGTGATATAATTTTGTGCAATTCTATCAATATTTAAGTTCTGCCAGTAAGAAGTTGCCAGCACAAGATTTTCAACATCATCCATCAGTTGTCCGGTTGCATATGCCTCAGCCGCTGCGTCCTTAATACTCAAAGTGTCGTCAATAATAACATCACTAGGAATAATAAGGTGTTCGTCCATCCATGACTCAATTACAGTTGGAATGTTTTCGATTCCTTCGTCAACCCCGTCGTGCAAATCAGAAATTACTTGTTCGCTTTCAGTTTGCAATCTTTCAATTTCATCATTAATAGCAGCAGTAGCGGCCGCAATCATGTCATTAATTTGTTTATTTTTTCCGCCTTCGCCATCTTCACCATATAAATAATTGTTGAGTAGTTCATCAGTCTGTGAAAGAACAATCTCAGACAATCTACCATCGGTGTACATTTCCTCAAGTTTATTGCTGATTTCTTCATCAACATTCAAGTTTTCAAAATACTCATTAGTGAAATCCTGCAACTCCTGATATGCCGTAGCAAGTGCCTCAATATTCTCAGCATTAGTATCTTCATTTTCCAGCAAACTATTAACCATTTTGCACAGCTTGGTCAATACTTCGTAATAACTCAAGCTATCATCAAACACAGTCGGCAAAGTAGTCTGTGCCCAAAACACGAACGGCCTCAAATCCTTCAACGCTCCAAGAGTAGGAGCAAAATCAGCTTGATTAGCCACGCTTAATCCTCCCTAGTATTGACATTCAGAACAACCTCATGCCTGTCATAAGTCATTGTAAACTCATCTTCATCGGGATAATGCATGGTAAGCACCACGCTATCTCCACGAGTTTCAATCTTACTGACATAGCTATAAGTCTTGCTCTCAAAGGGTGTTCTTTTGATAATATTTACCCTCATATACTCACCTACCAAAGTTTCATAAATAATCCCGACAACTCGTTAATGACCATCATATCAATGTTCAAAAAGCTGTCCCGAAAATCCTTCAGCAATTTTGCATAATTACTAGAGCCATTATTGCCCGCTAACAGCTCTTGGTACACATCGGTGTACGAATTTTTCTCCACACTCTGCCCGATAGTGGTATCAGAATTATCCGTACTAATCTTTCTAGCGTCTGTCAAATACTGTTCGCTCTCCACACCATTCAATGCTCCCTGTGGTGTGTCGCTATACAGATTTCTCACAACGCCGTCATTCTGTGTCTGCCTCGCATCGGTGCCCTCACCATCACCGACATGCTGAATAACATGCGTCCTTTCCAAATCCACATTATGCATCGGATTAAACTTCAACAATTCGCTCTCATACATCTTATTATAGTACGGCAAAATTTCTTTCAACTTTGTATTCAACTTCAACTTCCACAATCCAGCAGTTTCAAAACCAATTTCTCTAGTGTAGTAGTGCAATAGGATTTTCGGGAACAGCACAGCCTTATAATTCGGGTCAAACAATACCAAACTATCCCAAAAAATTTCACGCCATGCGGCATTGCAAACGGCCTCAACATCCCCGCCCGAAAGGGATTCTTCATTCTCCAAGGCCGATTCACAAACGAACCTAACTTCGGTAGTCCAATGGCTCATATTCTCACCTACTTAGTTCTAAGATCGACAACCATCGGAGTTGCCTCTTTGTCCTCGTCCTCGCTCTCAGTCCGAATCATATTTTCATCGTCGGTCTGTCGGAAATCTTCACGGTATTCGACTTCAATAGGCTTTTCCAGCTTATTCTTGAACATTTCATTGATTTGCTCACACGCAATTTTCCGCATTTCAAGCCTACTGTATCGACTAGCGATAGTGCCGCCCATGTTACGGACAACTTCATCACTAACAAGACGCTCTTTCTTCTGGTAAGACACATTGCTGATACCCAAATCAGTAAGTGCCTCATTCCAAATCTGCATCTTAATCTGATACATCTTATCGGCAACGAACGGAGCGCCAGTAGACAGGGCTTTAATTCCATCTTTGTACAAGTCTTTTGCACCGAAGATGAAAGGCCAGTTGCCCTCAAAGTTTCTGTATAGATTCTGCATTGTCAACCGTTCGTTTTCATCGCACAGAATCATAACAGGCGTTTTTTGAGCCTTGCAATTTACATCAATGCTCTGTTCCAGATCGGAAAGCCTAGATGCATAGTCACGAACAGCCAACATACTATTAGTGTGAAGATAATTATTCCAGATAATAATGCTATTAGTTTCGTCTCTTTCTTGACTGTACCCATTCGCCGCATATGCGCGCCGCCTAGTAGGAACATCATACACATCAAAAGGCCCAGCCAAAGCGCACCGCAAGCATAGACAGCCCATAACATCATCATAGAAGAATAGCGCATTACCATTCCTAAACAGTGCCCTTTCTAGGTATCTTTCGTCAATGGTCTTAGGCAAGTTTTTCCACTCAAACATTACCATAGACAGCTCTGCAAGATGTTCATAGTATTTGAGAAAAGAAACGGTGTCCTCTCTAAGCTCATTGTTGAACATTTTTTGATTCAATGAAGCAACAGGTCTACTCTTATTTCTTGCCATTTTCTCACCCCTTACACTTGGTTATTCTGTGAATAGTCAAGAAAGTTTACATTGTGCCGCCAATAAGTGATACCCTTATCGTGAATAGCTTCGATAATCTTAGTATCATCAGCGGGAACAGAGCCGTTAATCGTACACCCAACAGTTTTAATATATGTCCAGCAGGGTCTTGCGTGAACATTTGGCTTCGCTAGAGTGTGTTGTGCATAACCGTATCTGTCGAAGAATGAATCAATAATACTAGCAAATTGTGCTTTTATTGTCTTTGAAGAAATAAGGAAATTTTTAATATTAGCGCCCCATTCAACACTACCAGCCAGTGTACCCCCAGCTTGCGGCGGTTTAACGTAGTGGTCACGAATAGAGCCAGCCATTCCGAGAGCCTTTTCAAACCATCCTTCTGACAGACTTTTATTGAAAGCGTTAAAACCAGCAAGCAGCGGATTAGCTGTAATAGAGCCACCGCTTGCAGCTTCAAGGGCAGTCATAGGTATTAGCCCCATGCCGCCAGTAGCGCCGCCAATAGCTGCATCAACAGCTGCCGTTCTAGCACCAGCTACAATGCCGTTTATCGCAGCGCCAACGGCATCAACAACAAGTGGAGCGCCCTGTGCCACCAATGCACCTGTATTTTGAGCAAGCCACGCTTTGAAAGCGTCAATACTAAAAGAGCATTGCGGGAATCCAGACACAGTTAATTTTTCATCTTCATTAGCCGCCGTTCCTTTATAATTTGCAGGGTACAATATTCCGGATACAGGCGGCATACAAGTGCCTTTAATTATAAAATCAGCACGATTTTTATTAGAGAAATACTCAAACGGATATATTGCACCGCCGCCCACATCATTTGCGGCATACGCGAAGCAATACGGATATGTAAAAAGTTTTTTGTTTCTTGGTACATATCCATCTAGCGAAGTCGGCCTATTGACTGTTCTACTCTCACCAACAAGATCGCCTCCGGGGATATAAACTCCGCCATGCTCGCCGTCTGCCCTAGTTCGGCTCCAAAAGTCGTGTGGACACATATAAATTGCTATGATTCCGTCTGATTTAGCATCTCTAGTAACATCTTTCAAAAATGCAATTAGATTGACGGCCGTATAATCACGAATTTCGCAACCGGAAAATATTTTTCCCCAAAAAACACCATTTGCTGGTGAATATTGCGAATCTTGAATAAAAGTTGTTGCTACAAGAATTTTCGGATTATCGACGCTTGGCCATCGTTCAGATGATGCAAACACATATTCGCCGGTTTCAAGACCTTCTTCAATAAGATTGTCACCAGCTACATCAGTTGTGCTATGCTGTCTGTCAATCCAGCAAGTATCAAAAGTGTAGTCAAAATACCAAGTCATAAGAACATCAATAGAATAGTACACAGCGGTAGTGATATTATTAATGTACTCGACCTTAGTAATAAATGCATAAAACCACTTGTTTTCAAATGCAGAGTTCTTAAAAGCCATGTAGTTACAATAGATCAAATTTTCTATCGGAGATTCGACCTTAATAACTCCCCTGTCTTTCCTCTGATAACTCTGCCTAGTAAACTGCAAGCCTGTTCTGCTATACCCGGCAACCTTTGCGTACTGAATACCCGGTCCCGTATTATCAGCAGGAAACCACCAAGTATGCTCATAAGTCGGGTCAAGCGGCACATTTTCACACAACACAAGGTCAGTATTCGGCTCGATATATGCCAAACAAATCACCCTTTCTTCAAAAAGGGGTGAATATTTCTATCCACCCCTACGGTAAAATTACTCCTGCTTAGTCAGAGTAAGCGCCGCACCAACAGCGGCACTAGCGGAAAGAGTACCGGTGTACTGCACACCATTCACGGTAGCAACAACAGCGATACTAGTGACCTCGGAATCGGCAGGAATGAGGAACGCACCGAACTTCTGCACAGCGATACCAGCGGTAGTCAGAGCCTCGGTCTGCTCAAACAGGACATTGGTGTTCGCAAGGGTATCAACATCAGCAGGCTCAACGGTGATAACCTTGGCAATGTCGCTATTGGAAACACTAGCCACGGTGTACGCAATCGTAGCAGGAGCGGTAATGGTAGCACCATCATCCACGAACACGACAGCATTTGCAAAGGGAGAGCTACTAACAGTTTTCCACTGATGGTAGAAATAGTTCCAATACAAACCACTAGCCACATATTTCTCAGTAAACTGGGTTTCATTGTCGTACACTTGGAACCAATCTCCGTCAACAAGGACGGCTTTCACATCTGCAAGAAGCGCAAGTTCAGCGGCGGTAACTTCCTCAATACCGTCACTATTTTCGCGGATAACATCGAACCGCTCATTGTCGAACTCAGTCCAGTCGTCAATGAGCATCAGATTGCCCATGAAGTTGGCCTTATCCATGTTGAACGCATGGGCCAGCACTTCCACGTCGAAGGAAGCATTGTAGTCAGCATCCATGAAGATATACTGACGGGACTTCGGCGTGTTATTCTTCACACCAGCGGCATTGTAATCAGAGCGCAGGAACTCCATCTTATTGGAAGTGCCACGGAACGCCACAGCGCCCTCGGTTTCGCTGGAAGCATCAAACGCCACAGGCTTAAGCTGACCACGGCTGATAGCCTTGATAAGCAGGTACTTGAACAGCAGGAACTCATCGTACTTGGCGGCGGTGTAAATGCTGTCAACAATGCGGGCGATAAGGTCGCGCACGCCATCAATGCTAAGGAAAGCACGCTTAAGGTCAGCATCCTGAATCGTGACAGGGTACATCACGCGCCAGTTCATGACATGGAACGCAGACCGAACATTAGGCATATAGCGTTTCAGTTCACGACCAGCCGCCTTTTCAGCAGAATACTCAAGAGGCTTTACAATGTCAACAAAGATTTCCTCGACAGTCTCACCGAAGTACAGATAGCCCTTCTTAAGAGGCTCATAAGGATTGTTGAAGGTAGCCGCCTTGACAGCCACAAGTGCGATACGGTTGACCAGAGCGTTGATAAACTGGTTGGACAGGCCGGGCGTACCAAAAATGGCCTCGCCAACTTTAGGAATATCCAGTTCGCGGGTAACTTCGGGGACAAGGGACTGGTACTCCTGACTTGCGTTCTGACGAATTACGTTCAGAATATCAATGGTACTAGCATTAAGCGTAGTCTGTGCCACTCTATAAGGCATTTGTTTTTCACTCCTTTGTAGTAAATAGGGATTCAAATGTTAGTTTCTTTGGGCCGTTATCGGGAGGGTAATCGGGGTCAGATTCTTCAGGCCCGTGGAAGAAAGCGTCCCGATATTTCTTACGCCACGCTTCATCCTGTTCTGTGATTTCACGATTGAGTCGGGCAATCTCATTAGTGCTATCACCGAAAGAATTAAGCGTGTCGGAGAAATCTTGAATGGTTGCTAGGGTTTCATCGGATGTATCGTCACCAACAAGGGTACGAATCCTGTTCATAAATTCATCAGTTGTGATAATAGGCATATTACAAACCTCTTTTCCAGTATGGTTTTAGATAGAAAATGAATTTTGATTTTGTAGAGCCTCCACCAGACGGTCCGGGCGGTAGTGGCGGCGCGGGCGGCGTAGGTTGATCGGGGCCGATTGGTTCACCATTTGTTATGAAATTCCACCAATAGGCGGCATCGTCTTTTCGCCCCTCATTCCAAGTTCCACGTTCCCAGCTATCGAAAAAGATTCTAGCTAAATTTCGCGGATCGTCCGTAGAGTGTTTATATTGGTCGAACGTCATGTTCCACGCCCCGTCCCACCATTGCGCGTAGTCGGAGTTCATGAAATCAAGCTGTGCCCAACCATCATAATAACTACCGGGTCTGTCAGAGAAGTTAGGACCATATCCGTCTCTGTCATATGCTTGATAGATGTATTTAGCCGCTGGGTCCCACTGTCCTAGTCCATAAGCGTGGGCTGTGCTTCCGCCTCCAACTGTTCCGATAAGTGGAGAATCCGATGTTAGCACATAATCGCCTTGCCATCGCCAAGGATTGTACACGCTTTCGTTTCCTACGTTGCCCCAATAGCCGCAAAAGGCTTGCAATGTCCATCCCTTGTTTGCTAGAATTGCCCACGCCAACAAAGCGTTTGTTTGAGCCTGCCCAGATTCTCTATTAAATCCGCCGATAGCTGAACACGCAAACTTTCCGTCAGATAATGACATTAATCATCACCGCCATATACAAATTTCACTTCAATACTGTTGTACTTCGCAAGATCAATCTCAATCTTCATTGTTTCGGTTCCAGTGATTTCAACATCGGGTACTTCGGGTTCTTCGGCGTAGACAGTCATTCCAGCCATAATCGCGTTAACAATGCTTTGTACTGCGTCATAGCTATATCCTGCCTCCCACAACCGTCTTTTTCTATCTTCATCATTTCCCCATTTCCCCTGTATC